GACGCTTCAAGCCTTCCTGTTCGCATGTCATTTTATCGTCCCAATCAGAACAATGTGCTTTTGGATTTTCTAAATATTCTTCATGTTCTTTTATTCGCTTTTCGTACTTCCGGATCGCTCGTTTCAGCGAACCGGACTCTTGATTTTTAATATCGCTTTCAGCAAATAATTGCAGATTCATCTTTAGTTTATCCTTGTTTTTCTTTATTATACCAGAATCAATAGTTTTTGCAATGGATTTAGCGCCTACTCTGTCCTTTGTATTTCCCTTGACATATTTCTGATACCATTCATCATATGTCATGTTTGCAGGAACTTTCTCAGTACGTCCAGTTTCTGGATTATAAGCCGCTCTTGTCATCCTGGACAACGTCTCATCATCGATGTCACTGATCGTGGTAGACCTACACCACGGGTGCATCGGTGGATAGTTCTTTCCGGCTTGTCTTTCTGACACCAGGAACACCTCTCCGTCAAGCTCTCGACATATCTTACTGGTACGCAAATCCAAAGTTGCCACATATCTGTATTTCTTTATACCACATTCCTTATATGCCTGAGCGGTAAGCTCACTTGCAAAGAAACAACTTTCTGTTCTGATCAATCTGCGTGCAGCTATTGCCCCTCCGCCAAATTTCTCAGTGATCACTGCAGCGGTCTCCCTGTCTGTCCTACCAGTCAAAAGGCTAACAAGTAATTCATCTTTGATCGTTTTTGCAAGATCATCCGTATTCTTCCAGATACGCTTCGAGTAATGTTTTCCTGACCAGTTCATCCGAAGTGCTCGCTCAATCTGTTTCTGATCAACATGAGAAAAACTAAAGCCTAATCCAGTCTTGCGCTGCGTATTGTATATCGTCCTGTAATAAGCATTCTCAGCAAGCTGTTCAAAAAAGCTTGTATCAAACCGCTGTTCCTGTTGATATACATTCTGCATGACTGTATCGACCTGTTGCAGGAGTCTCTGCAGTCTTTCGATTCTGGCTCTGTATGCCGGTGCTTCCAACTCCTTTAGAAGTTCCTGTTTATTCTTTCCAGAGTCCTTATTCTTAATCTCAAGAAGCAGCTTCTGAATGGAATCTTTATCCTGAAAGCTATTCAGGAATCTCCAAGCCTCAGCTTTTGACAATTTGTGTTTTGTCATGTACTTCTCAAATATATCCTGAGCTGAAAACACAATCTGAGCGGATGCAGACCTATATATTCTGGCTACAAGATCTGCATTGTCTTCTGCATCAGCCATACGTTCATACATGTCCCAGGCAGCTCTTTTTTCCCAGTAATCACTCATCTACTTTTTTCTCTTCTGTTTTCTTCTGTGATGAATTATCCGGATTATTATCTTCCGGCGGATCATTTCCTTGCATGCCAAACATCTCCTGCTGCTGTTTCAGGCTCTCTTCGGATTCTTTCTTCACTGCAGCCAATTCCTCGTCAACATCCTCAACAAATGGAATCTGAGCAAGCAACGTCTTCTGACTCACAATACCTTTGAGGTTAGATACCATCTGAGATATCTCCAGAAGATTCTTTGGAAGAGCTCTGGTGAAAGTCATTGTAATTCCTTCCGGATCCACAGTTTTTTCTTTCTTTGCAAGAAAATTACAGAATATGCGAATTCTTTTTCTCAATCCTTTGCGGTAATATCTGGTCTTGATCTTCGTGATATTCTCCATGCCAAGAAGCTTAAATTCCATAGCCACACCAGATACATTGCCTCCAAAGCTTTCATCTGTCATACATGGAATATGTGAAAACTTGTGAATGTCCTGCTCAACTGCTTTCTTTAGGATTTCTACACCAGCTTCATCAAATGTCCTTGTCAAATACTCTGCTTTGGTGCCATCCGGCATCTCCAACAGCTTTCTCTTCTTAAGGTGCTTCATGGCAGCTTCTGCACCATCCTTTTGTTCGCCGTCTTCCTCTATCTCATCATCTATAAGCAATGTTCCATAGATGGCAAGAATCGAATCAATGAACTGTTCTTTGTCCGTGATACGGTCACTCATCAACGCGTTATATGCATCGATCAGCGGAATCTGCAGTTCAAAGTCACCGATTGCAAGTTTGTTGTTCAGATATTCAATAATAGGGATTTCTCCCAGATAATGAGGAACAGGCTCTTCTGTGGTTTCCTGACTGCCATCAGTATTCAGGATACTTAACTCAAATTTATAATTATGAGTCAATATCGTAGCCATGTACTGAGTCGTTTTTGTTCCGGAATCATCTTTTTTTGCATAATAATAGACAGCAAAGAGTTCATTTTCCTCAATGCTGTCATCTCTAACCATAAAGGTGTTCTCTGCAGAAATATTCTTATCACACAGGTATGCTTCATTTTCTTTCACATAGATGTACTCATATGCAAGACCATATATCGAAAGATCCAAGCCATTGTCACCATCTACTTCATCAGCTCCGGCAACCTCTAAAGCTTTTGTCAGTTCTGTGATATCATTCTCTGATTTATAGGACACTGGATTACCAATGAAATAGCTGCTGGCTGTATCCGAGATATCCTTTGCATGGTTACATACCAGCTTATTTTCTCGGTTCTCATCGTCCAAGATCTTATGTTTGCCCCGGTAATAGTTCATATTCTTTTTCAAACGACCAACAAGACCGATGTGCTTACCGATTAACTTTCTGATCATCTGCTTATCAGGTCTGAGTTCGTCAAACTCATCCCTTGGAATCGTAAACGTATACATCTCTCTCACCTCCTGACTTCTCTAAATCTTGCCATCTTATGACCTAAGATTGTACTTACAAAATACCTTACAGCATCCATGCTGTGATCATGCTGTTTTACCGGCTTATCCTCACCATGTTCCATTGCTTTTTCATCCCAGATATAAGAAGCAAATTCTTTTATCGTTTCTACGCAGGAAGAAACAAAAACAAGTTTTTCCAGATTCAGAAGCATTCCAACCAGACGGATTCCATCCAGTACATCATTGTTTGCTTTCAAAACTTTGTATCCTCGCTTCCGAAGTTCTGCGATAAAAGAAGCGGCCGATGGATCCACGATGATCGCTTTAATCTTCGTTCCATCAAGCCACTCTTTCAAGTCGTCTGCATATTCTGAATCTGTCTTTTGTTTGCCTTTATCTCTTCCGGAATAGTAGTACTCCCGAATACAGTACCATTTGCCGTCTCTGCCTTTATTCCATAGCAGGAAGACTGTTGCATTCTGAGTACCATAGTCACAGGATACATACCGATTACCATCTATGAGTAACTGAAAGAAATCTTTGATATTTCGAACATGCTTCTCTTCATCAAACATATCATAGATGATGCCCTCTGCTGCCGCCCACAGTCCCAGGATGTAACGTTTGAAGAAAACTCCAATGTACATGCTCCGGTATCTGGCTTTGATTTCTTCGTCCAGAGAGAGGTTGTCA